CTTCCTCTCATACTCATCATTAGGGTAGAAAGTCCAATGTTTTCCTAATTTCTGAAACACATAACGCAGATAGATTTCATTACACTCTGTATCTATCACCACTGTACCATCGTACCCTGATGTTATTCCAACACTCTTTTGTATAACAAGTCTAACTGTTTTATGAAGTTTCTGTCGTTCTTTACTAAAGTAGTCAAGGTACTTCATGCGCAATACCCTCCGCTCTTCTTCACTCTCACACTTTAATTCTTCAACAAGACATTCCTTCCATATATCAAACATTGTTTCACTATATATGATACAGGAATGAATCACCTCATACAAGATCATCATTCTAACTCGTCTGTCTTCATCGGTCCCCTCATAAAAGGCTTCAACTTTACGCTGACGATGTCTCACAACTTCTGGTTTTATAGTTCCATCAAATTCTGAAAAATCACCTGGCACAACTTCTCTACCTTTCTCTACTAACTTATTAAATAAATAAGTCCATTCTTTTCCATTATCTGGATCAATGCCAACAGTCGAGTTAGAACGAGAAACCCGCATTCGGTAAAAATACGCATAATAATCCATGTTATACATTCGACTCACTATTATCAGGTCAACAGGTGCAGCCATAAAAACGCGAGTCTTACCCTCCTTTATCTTTTTAAACTTTCGTCTCTCATCTTTCGGGCACGCAATCCATAAAGTAGGGTATGACTCGCCTCTTTTATAGGCAGCCAGTCTCCCATCTACATTCTCACGCAAAACAGGATCATTAATATAGTACTTTGGTTCCATTTCTGTACCATCATTTCTGAAAAGGTATTTCTTTCCACTCTCATGCGGTGGTCGTGTTTCCCTGTATGGAAAACCAGGTGATGAAGCCATATCCAACGGTTTATAATACTCATCCCCTATGATCCCATTTATTGCAACAAACTCATCTCTTACTGACGGTTGAATAGCATATATCTTTTTATCTAGCCTAATCTTTGCACATAAATGGTCACTGATTTCAACAAGTATATTCTCATCCATAGGTACATTTACTTTCGCATACTTCATCATGGCTTTAAATACAGGGTCACACGGCTCATCCATGCGTTTCCAATCAAACACTGATAGAACACTTCTATCTGTCGTTGCAGGAAATACCTTATCATATAAAGGTGATTTAACAATCTTACTTTTCGAACCTCCACTTTTTCCATCATATTTCGAAAGAACTCTAAAGTTACCATGCAACATCTGCTCTCCTTGAATCTCAAGAGGTATTGTATCACTATCATCTCTGGTTTCAACAATATAATCTCTACCTAAAGCTTTTACTAATATGTACAACATCTCTTGAGTAATCAATTGACTCACACTAGAATTATCATCATAATTACGTGCTGCATGAAAACCTAAAATTTTTCTACGTATTGATGGATTTCTCGCTATTGTCAAGGCTCCACACATTCCCTTTGTTGTCTCATAATCACTATACCACCCACTCGTAAACTTAAAATCCTGTCCATCCATCGGATAATTACATTCCATACGCGTAATGAAGCTCTGCCAATACATCTGAGCATAATCTTTTCTCAAACCCACATGCTGTGCTTCAGTATTTGTAATAAAACGCAAATCATCGTCTTTCACGAACAGTTTAATAAGATTAGGACCAAGCGGTAAAGTAAGGTCTGGAACAACAAAAGCAGCCAAATCATGATTCTCTAAAGCTACAACACTCGATGGATCATAACTAAACTTATACTGTCGCTTATCAAGAAAAGTAAGAGTTATCTCATCACCTTTAATCATATTAGAAAAACAATGTCTGTTAATGATAAAGATATTACCTACAAGTTGGAGTGCTGTCTGACTATACACTCTATACACATTTTTAGTCTGAAAGCACACCAGCCTATAACTAACTTTTGTTACAATATCATCAGCATTAGCATCCGTAACACCTTGCGTAGCTAGCGTCTTAACAGGTCCAACTTGACTTACTACTCTAACGGTAGACTTTGGTGCAACCTTAGTCTCGCCAGAGTAGTAAGCCTCCGGATCTAAGCTATCATTGTTGTTGAACATTGTAGACATAAAGTTCCACAATGTAGCAACAACACCAATAGCAGCAGATCCTCCCAATACCCAGGGTATCCACGAATGCTTACTTACTAATGACGTGTAACGCTCTTTAACATTAGCTATATGTAAATCCATTAATTCCACAAAACGTCCAGAGTCATTAAATGCATAATCCAGCCAAGTGTTTTTAACAAGTGCCTGAACTACTCCTTTAGCCTCTACCAGAAGTTCTTTATAATCTCTACTAGGATACATCGCAGCAAGCATACCGTTCTCCAAATCAACCAGTATATTAGTTATCATTCTCTTTGCATTTCGTGTAGCTAAATACAGGACAACTTTTTGTTCAATACACTCACAGCGATGCATCTCCAGCACAGATGATATCAAATCTTCCGCCCTGTACGCTTTCGTTCGATCCTTAAATATGGCCTCAATCACAAGTTTACGTTCATCACACGCACACTCATCATCTCCTTGTGGTTCCAGGCCATATTCAGGATCAAACCTATATGAAACCAATGGAGTTTCTATATCATACTCTAACACACCCATAGCTATAAAGACAGCCAAGGGTTTCCACACTACTAATCTAGCTGGCACTATCTCAAACCAATCATTAATAATAGCGTCGGACCATTCATCCCAATAATCTCCAAAGAAACACTTCAATCTATCAAACACGTCTCTCGAACGCATTAAAGTAAATATCTCATTATTTACCATTTCAAGATCCTCAATTCTCCATCCAAAATGAATCGCACCATAGCACAAAGTTAACTTTCTAAAATACAACTCAACATTCGAGTATCTGGGATCACTTTTACGCAAAATACGTAAACATAACCTCAGACACCTCGATGATAAGTTCTTAGATCTAAACATTCTTTCCACTCTATGTTGTTCAACACT